TTATGCTTCAGATACTGTTATATCAGGTTTTTTAGTTATGAGTAACAATATCTTTATATCATTTTTTATGTAAAGCCCATAATGCTGGTCTATATTAACCTTAGTTGCTTTATGGTCAATATCTCTTGCTTTCTCAACTTGTGGACTTCTTTTTAAAAGTAATCCAATAGCTCCTGCTTCTACAATAGGGTTAGTTACTTCATTTCCTTTTATGATACCTGGATTAGATGTTACAACTAATTGAACTCCACAAAGTTCTCCAATAACTCCTGACATCATTAGCGGTTTACCAGCAATATCTTTTAAGGCTAAGAAATTTTTATCTTTTCTTAAATCTGCATATTGGTCTGGTGTTATAAACATAACTCTAGGCGTGTCAATTTTTTCCCCAAACTTAGTTAAAGCATCTGCTAAAACATCATAAGATAATTTAACAGATTTTCTATTATATTTTAATTTTGCCTTTTTAATTTCATCTAATACATCAGAGTCAATTTTTCTAGCAACAGATACTGTTAATTGAGAAACTCCTTCTCCCAAAGGATCTCCATATCCAGATAATAGTGCCTCATCTGAAAAATGAACCCCCTTAGCTATTTTTTTAATTGTTACCTCTGTTTTAGATGTTGTTAGATTTTCATAAGGAACTTCTCCTAATTCTGCAACATCTTCAGCTATTCCTAACAACCCCCATTTAGGTATAGTTAACACATTCCCTGGTACTCCTTCTAGCTTGTTGTTAATTTCAATTAAAGGTCCAAATACCAATTTGTGAGGTAATTCTTGTCTTACCATATCTTCTAATACTTCTGGTATTATTAAATGTTCTACTTTTGTTTCTCCTGCCATGTTATTCTCCTTTCAATTCATCATATAATTTTTTATTTGTATTGAATAATTCTGTTCTTTCAGACAAAGTCATTTTTGAAAATTCCTCTTTTGTATATTTCTTGTCTTCACTTCCACCATTCATTGCTCCTGGTACTCCATTAGTACCAAGCCCTTTTACATATTCTCCCATTACTTCGGCAAAACCTTTAACAGATGCTTCTATTTCTTCTTCTGTAACTCCACTAATTCTATCTAAGAATTTTTCTGGTATTTTATACTTTGTAAGAGTTGCTTTTTTAATTTCATCTGTCTTAATTTTTGTAAGTTCAGCATTCTTTGCATCTAAATCTTTTTGAATCTTATCAATTTCTTTTTTATGCTTTTCTTCTGCAGTAAGATTAGCATTTTTAATTCTTTCCTCATAATCTTCAATAGACTCATTATGCTGTCTTTCAAGTTCCTTTTTAGCTTTCTCAAACTTTTCATTTTCTCTTTTAAGTCTAGTTTCAATCATTTTGTCAACTTCTTCTTGAGTAAATGTTTTTGGTTCTCCTGGTTCTGCAAATTGTTGAATATTAAGTTTAAATCTTTTCATTTTATCCTCCTGTTTAAAGTCCTGTATGACTGTTTTATTATCCAGGTGTTTTATGTCCACCAGTACGACAATATTTATCTCTATACCTCCTTTCTTTGCGATAAAAAAAGAGAAGTTTTTTAAAAATAATAATCCAAAATAAAAGAGAGGATAAAACCTCTCTTCAATTTCAATCTTTAATTCCATATCTTTCTTTGATAATTTTTAAGTTTTTTTGATACCATTCATTATCAAACAATCCGGATTTCATCATCTCATCTATACAATTAACTTCATTTTCATAGGTTGTATTATGATGACCTGTTACTATTCCAGGATAAGTATTAGTCCATCTATCGTCAGTAAATAGACCTTCTTGCTTTTGTTTTTCTTCAAGTTTTTTTTTAAATTCTTCTAAATTTTTAGATAACTTCATAGTTATAATTCCTCCAACTTAAAACAATGCTTTTCTTTATAAAATTCATATTTTATAACTTTAAATCTTTTATTTCTTTCAAATAAAATTTCTTGCTCTCCAGCATTTAAACTTGTTATGTCTCTTGCTGTTTTAGAAATTATAGTTAATTGAACCTCCCCATTAGGATTATATATTTCTCCAATAGTTGCTGATGTATAAGCTGAGTAAGTAATTTCTTTTCCTACAATATGAGAATTCAAAAACTCTTTCAACGCTTCCTTACCTTGCAATTTAAAACTTAAACTTCTAGTAACTTCTCCCTCATACACTGGCATTTTATCTAAGGCTCTATCCAATGTTTTTATCCATTCCTTTTGGTCTTGAGTTAATTCACTACCATTTCTAAGAGGTTCATTTATTTTATAAGAATCTGAACCAATATATCTTATTATAGCAGATTCTTCATCTGGAGTTAAATCTTTTTCTTTAATTTCTTCTCTACCTTGTTTGATTAAACTTTCATAATCAATAATTGGGATAGTTGTACTTCTGCACCTTGGATGCATTGGAGGATAATTTAATCCAACTGCAATCTTTTTAATTTCAAATATTTCTCCATTTAACTCTGAACAAATTTGACTGGTCCTGCTATCTAATGTAGCACTGAACTCATATTTTTCTATTCCAGCTTCTTTATATCCGTCCAAAGTAGCTTGATTCAAAACATAATTAACTTCAGTTCTTAAAAGTCTTTCAACATCATTCTTTTTAGCTGTCTCAAATCTTTCAGAAACTCTTTTACTCATAGTTTTAAGATTAATACCTTGTATCATTCCATTTACTATTTCTTGTTTCACTGTTTGAGCCAATTTATCTGTATTGCTCCATAGTCTTTCAGAGAAGTTTGCACCACTCCAAGGTCTGTCTAAAACAGCTTTTATTTTATCACGGCTAACTATAGCATTAATACCTAAATCTTTTGTTACTTCTAAGAATGTATCCCTATAAACAGATGTTAGAGCATTTTGAGCACTATCTTCAACTCCAAATATTAGTTTTACCATTTCCATATCTACTTGTACTTTAAGGCTATCTAAATGGCTCATACGACTTCTAGCAGCTAATGTTTCTATTTCTAAATAAAGTTTTTTAGCTTCAAGAGGTGCTGTCTTTAAAAGTTTGTTATACTCTTTCATATAATCGTGTAAATCTTTTTTCCAAACTTTGTATTCATCACCTTTTAAAAGTTTCAAAGCCTTATGATAACTTAAATTATTATCTTTCATATAAGTTGTACCTATTCTACTAAGCTCTTTATTTATATTTTGTTTAGCTTTTTCAAGTGCAATTTTATACTCCTTTTCAATATCTTGTATTGTAGTAAAGGCCTTAGCTTCTCTTTTAACTTGCCTTTCTCCCCAATAATCTCTATTCTTTTGAGCCATTAGCACCAACTCCAATTGGAGTATTCATATCTTTCATTACATTGATATCTTCTTCTGCTTTTATTTTTTCAAGTTCAACTTTTGCATCTTCTATAAAAGGCAAAATAGATAAGATAGTTTCATGTGATACTATTCCTTGTAACTTTTGAGCTGTATCTGCTGCTTCAACTAAATTCTTTGGAACATTTCTAGTAAAGACTTTTTGAATGTCCTTTGGACTAATTTTTAAATTATAGAAATCTATCATAAGTTGTAATCTTTGGTTAATAGCCTTTTTAAAATACATTTCCTTTCGTGCTGCTAATTGCTCTAGTGCTAATAATTTATATCCAAGTGCAACTCCTGAACTGTTCCCACTGAACTCTTTATCTTGCATGTCAGGTATCATAGAAAACTTATGAATATCTTGATTTAATCTATTTTTATTATTTTGGGCATAGCTATCATTAACTTGTTTAACAAGCCACTTAGCATCTCCTTGCTCATTAATAAGCATAACCTTATTTTTATTCATTTCTTCTATTGTTTCTTCATCAGTTCCACCCATATTGATTAAGACTAAATATGCATCTGTAAAATCTTTCATATCATCAATAGCAGTAGAAGTTGCTTCATTGTAACCATCTATCAAAGAAATTACATTTTTAAAATCTCCGTTAGCTCTTTTATTGTTTAAAAATTCAATAATTGGAACTTGATTAAACCCATGTAGTTTAGTAACTCCTGTTACAGTTGGAACTTCTTTTTTATCAGTATCAGATAAAAATTCATAAGTTGTAACATTTGTACTATCATAAACTTCTAATTTATAAACCCATTTATCTTCTTTATTTTTAGTTTTATCCCATCTAACAGCTGCAGTTATTTCTTTTTTTACTGTGTCATCTCTTAAAATAAAACAATCCCTTGGGTCTACAACTACATTTCCAATAGTATTATCCACATTTTTATACCAAAACTCGTAAGATTTCCCAAAAACACTTAAATTAGATGCATGTTCAAAGTTTTCTTGCTGCTCTTCTTCAGTTGCTAAATATTCAGATAATTTTTCAAAATCTTTTTTTAATTTATCATCTTGTAAAGCATAAGAAATTGGTTTTCCTAAGAAATAGGCTGTTGCAATAGTTGTGATATATTCAGGATAACCATTAATTAACTTAGTATCTTTTTTCTTATCACTTCTATCTTTCTTGTTTAAAATATTGTGTTTTCCACTGTAATAATCTTCCATTTTTTGTAGTTCTGGCAATTCATTTTTTATAAATGATTCAAGAGCTTCTTTTAAATCTTCTACTGTCATTAATCCTCCTTCCTATCTTATTCCTAAGACATTTCTATCTATTGTTCTTACAGAATTATTTCTCATATAATCCTCAAGTGCATATCTCATAGCATCCATCAAATGGTTAAAATTATCGATAGGTTTATTTGTTGCTTTTCCAAACTTATCTTTATCCCAAGCATAATTTGAAATCTCAGTTAAAAAATTAACACATCTAGGATGTATGAAAATTTTAAAGTCTTGAATAAATTGTATTCCAGCATTAATGCTATCTTTTCCTTTTTTAGATGCTTTTATTCTATAAAGTCCTAAACCTTTTAAATGGTCTATACTTTTTGGCTCAGCACTATCTGCAACTATAATTTCTTTTTTAAAACCTAATTTTTCTATATTGTTGTAAATAGCTGTATTCTGCATCCCTTTTTGATATATTTCATCAAAAACATAAATTTCTTTTTGCTCCTGATCTAATATTCCACAAAAAAAAGCAGCAGGGTCATTAGTATAACCAAAATCTAACCCAAATACTGCTTTTGCTTTTTGTCTTTTATTTAATATTTCTCTCCAATCAAACTCTAACTCTTGCCAATTTTCATAAACGAGTCCATCTACTATTCCCCAGTTTCCAAGTCCAGCAACTTGATACCTACGAGGGTTATTTTTTTTCATATCTTCAAATAACTTCTTATCAGCATCATCTAGCCACTCGTTACATAAGTAATTAGTCGTTAAAGCTAAAATATTTTCATCTTCTTTATCAAAAAATCTACCTTTAAGCCAGTGTCTTTCGTTCCAAGGGTTAAAAGATATGATTATTTGTTTAAATAAAGGTTCTTCTACAACCCCTCTAATACTTTCATCTAGCATATTAAAAGCTGTTTCATCTGTTAACTCATAGCATTCCTCAACCCAGCACCAACACAAACTACCTACTGAAACTGAAATTGATGTAATTTTCAACGGATCATCAAAACCTCTAAATAAAATTTTTTGTCCTGTTGGTTTATAAGTCATTTCAAGAGGACTTTCTTTCAATTCCCAGTAGTCTTGAACTTGAAATCTATTAATAGCCCATCTTAAATCTGAATAACAGCTATCTTTCAAAGTTCTAAAAACTTTTCTTACAACAAGAGTATTAGCATTCTTATATTTCATCATGTTATAGATTATCCATAAAGCTGTTGTCTTGCTCTTTTTTGAAGCTCTTGACCCTTTAACTACCTTATACCTACCCTTGAAGTTCCAAAACGATTTATATCCCTTTCCAACAATCTGAGGTAAACTTACTTTTATAAATTTACTCATCTAAATCATCTTCACCAATAATCATAACTGGCAAAGTTCCTTCAATTTTAGTTTTATCAGTGAATAAAGCATGTCTTTTGCCTAAGAGTTCTGCTGCCTTTATTCTTTCCTTAGCCGATACTTGCTTTTTCATTATCCTAGCAGAAGAAACTCCATCTCCTTCTCCTTCAACTACTACAACCTCTTCTTGTATTTCACCTCTCATCATTGCGGTTAAGTTCTGTAAAACTTCTTCAGCAGATGCTATTCTTTCAGATTCTAATTTCTGCATCATTTCATCAATATAATTTTTTAAAGCAGGTTTTGTAAGGTTTTCCTGCCCTATAACTCTTGCTGTCTTTTTGCTATATCCAGCCTTTATTGCAGCCTCAGTAGCATTGCTACATGCCACATAATATTCACAAAAAGCCTTTTGTCTCGCATTTAATTTCAATGCTACTTCACCTCCAATTATCCTCGCTTTTGTACTTCTGCTAAAATTTTATGCCTATAATTAGGCTCCAACTTCTCAACTTTATTGAGTAATTTCTTATTATTAAAATGCTCCCAGTATATAGTGCCTTGTGCTAAGTTTCCAAATAAAACCTGTCCTTCAATATCTTTAAATCTCGTTATTTCTTTTGAATTTCTGTTTATATCTAAACTTTCTTCAACTGTTTCAAACTTTAAATTTAACCCTAATACTTTATTTAATAAGGTCGTATGTGTATCTATATAACTTCCTATATATAATTTACCAAGTACAAATAATACTGGCCCATCTCTAAAACCTATATCAAAATGTTTTTTATACGTTTTCATAAAAACCTCTCTAAATAAAAAATACTTCTGTAAAAGCCTTAGCTTGTTCATTTTAAGAACCACAGAAGTATTGATATAATTTTATTAAGTGGAACATATTGGATTTGCACCAATGAATATCAATCGCTGTTATTCTAGTCCTTAAAACTAATGTCCCATAAGATTAAGACTTTTTTTATAGTAGAGTCTTAAACTACTGTATTATATTTAAATAAGGAAGGAATTTCCATACCCCTAGATAGCCAAGAAGATTAACTTCTTATAGCCAAGCCATCTAAACTTATTTCATATGATACCATACTATCACATAAAAACTGACAAAACAATACACCTCTTTTGACAAGGTTTTGACAAATCTGTATTAAAAATCTATCAATCTTTGTGTTTTAAAATGTAATTCTAATGCTGACAAAATACTATTCCTCATTCTATACGCTGTTCTGATATGGATATCTAGTTCTGTTGAAATATCTTCATATGTCATTTTTTTAAAGTATTTCATCTCAATAAATTTATAATCTTCATGATCTTTTACCATATCCAATGCACTATCAATTCTAAAAAGTATTTCCTCATGTCTACTAATATCGTTAGAGAGTCTTACCTTCAATTCTTCAATCCTCTCCATATCTGATTTAACTTCCATAAAACCACTTCCAGAAATTTTTTCTACATTATAGCTTTTTAATAGAACTGGATTATTGAAATATTCTAAATCTTTTTTTATTTTATTTACATATTTATTATAACTATACAAAATATCTTCCATTTTTCTAAAAATTATCTTTTGTTCTTTTGTTATCATCAATTCCACTCCTTACCTATTCTTTGCATATTCTTTTGCCACTTTTCCCAGTAGCAATTTAATATATCATCTTTGTTATATCCTAACTTCTGTGCCATCTCCATTAAATTATCAATAGCATATAAAACATTGTCATTAATGATATTAGCTATTAAATTCAATGTTGGCAGTACATGTGAGCCATAATCTTTAATTTGCCAACCATTAAAATCTACTGCCACAAGATGTTTAATTCTTGCATAATTATTAACCGTATCTTCATTGAAATTAATTATTTGTGCAAAGAAGAAATAAATATCTGTTAGTTCTTCCAGCTCCATAGATTTATTATATTCTTTTGTTTTCCAAGTTTTGTGGCTTTCTTTTGTTTCTTCATTAAATTCAACACATTCAGCTATAAGAGACATTTTAATATCTCTCAAACATCTAGGTCTAACATTATTTAAATTTTTATCTAAATGCTTTTGTAATTTTAATATATCTTCAAAAGTTTCTGGTCTTTTAAATTCCATTATCTCACTTCCTCATAAGTTGCTATAAATATATCATGCTTACAAGGATAAAATTCACCTTTAATACCTTTTATTATGTAATCTCCAAAACTAGCCTTCATCATTCCCTCAAGTGTTTCTATTTCAATATATCCTTGTTCTAACATCGCTTTACTAAAATATTGCAGTTCTTCTGCACTTTTAGTTTCTTTATAATTTGCTCCATCTAAAAAATCAAAAACTTCTATAATGTTATCTTCTTTTAATTGTATTGCTTCTATTTGTACAGTTTTTTTAATATATTTTTTTATCATTTACTACCTCAAATTGTTGTAAAAATTCTATATATTCTTTAATACTAACAAGTACCCAACCATTTTTAAATTTTCCAAATCTTTTTAAAAAATCATCTAATTCAAAATAATATGGATAACCCCTATCATCTGTAAGGCTAACTGTTGTATTACCATAAAAGCCATCAACTATTAAACTATCCCAGCTTTTATGCTTAATTTTTTTACCTTTTTTTATTTCTTCTACTGCTTGTTTAAAAGTCATTTTTATTCTCCTAATAATTCTGGATTTTCATAGATATTACCAATAATCCACCAACCATCACTTATATACTTTTCATTATTATATTCTTCTATTGCAATGTTATATTTATTTATTAGTTTTATTAAATTATTATTAAAGCATTCTAAATACTGACTTCCAGCCAATGTTTTTTCTATTTTTATTTGAAAACATGTAAGTATATTACTATCTTCTATATTTGAATCTCCAAAATTTATTGATATTAAGAATATTCCATTTTCATTTGAAGATAATAAAATATCTCCCTCATATATTTCTTTATTATTTTTATCTTTTAATCCTGTATATTGCATAAGTTCAATATCTTCAAAGCAAGCTCCTATTATTTCTTGTCTATTATTTTCATAATCATTATCAATATAATTAATCACTTTATTCATAAAGTCAATTTCTTCTACATCAACTATTTCTTTTCTATATTTTATCCAAGCTCTAAATTTAATCTCTCTCATTTCCCCTCCAAGCTATTATTAAGTGTTCTCCTGTTTTAAATACATCTGTAATTACTCTTCTAAAACTTTCTCCAGTTATAGAATTTGTTATTTCTATGATATATTTATGTGAATAATTCAAAAAGTGCCCTGCTCTTAATGCTTCTCCTAATATTTGAAATCTTTCATCAGAATAACTATCTATATATCTGTATGTATAAGGTTTAAAACCACATTTTTCTTTTTCAAAATATTCTGGAATACTTTTAAAGCTAACTATCTTTTTCATCTTTTTCCTCCCAAATTGCTATCTTACTTATTTCTGTTTCTTCATCTTCATTACCACATTTACAACAATGGATATATGGATGAATATTTCTAACATTTAATGTATCTTTTTTATAATCAAAGTCTCCATTCTTTTTTAAATCTAATTCTATATAACCATCTATTTCAACTTTAAATTCAGTTCCTCCACACTTTTTACACTTCCACATACTATTCTCCTTTTTATTCATCTGTTAACACTAAAATTAAAACTAAAAATATTATTAAAAATATCATTTATCTCCTCCAATCTCTCCTGCTCTCACATTAGTCCAAAAGTTTTTTTCTAAATCTTCTAATTTTTCTCTATCCGTCATAACTTTTCCTCCAGTTTTATAACACTATCATCAATTTCTATTAGCCACATAGCTTTAAAATCTTTAAAAGCATTAACTACATCTGTTATCATAGATTTCAAAACTACTCCAATCATATTTTTCTTATGAAAGTTAATTGTTCCAAACATCATAATTACTAGAAACATAGTTCTAAGTAATTCCAAGTTATCCTCTTGTTCTTTGTGCTTACATTCTGCAAATACTTCATCTAAGACTTTTAAAATTTCTTTTTCTGCATTGTAATTAATCTGATTTTTGTATTTATCCACGATTTTTTCAGAAGCTTTTATAGTTCTAGTTAGTATAGCTTTGTAATATCTATTTAGAACCATACCCTCTTTATCCCAAAGCTCTCTATTTATTTTTAGATATTTGTTTATAAGATAGATTAATGTAATTCCTTGCATATCTCCATCTTTATGAGTAATTCTTATCTTTTGCATAATTTTACTCCTTATATTCTTTTATAAAATTATCTAAGATGTCTCTAGCCATTTCATAATTTTCACTAAAAATATTTCTAAAAATGCTATCCAATTCAAAAGTATTTTCTATATTCAAATCTTTTGTAATTTCAGAAATAATTTTACTCCATTCAACACCTAAATCTTTTTCTAATTCATTAATATTTAGCTCAATAATTCCATATTTATCGGAATTATCTCTTTCTATTACCCATTCCAAATACTTAGCAGCTTTCTTATAGTCTTCTAATTTATTTTTCTTTTCTGCTCTAATTAAGTATTTAAGAATATTTCCTAAACAGAATGCAACAAAGTTTCTTAAGCCTAATACTCTTTTAATTATTTCTATACTTTCAACACCACAACCAAGTTTATAGTGATTTGGATTATTTACATTGTCTATATTTTTATTTTCCATTTACTATCCTCCTAAACAAGCCTTTAACATCATATAGGCATCTGCAACATCATCACTATCTGCTATTTTTCCTGTAAACTCATTAAATTTATTCACCATAAATTCTTTTTGTTCTTTTCTCTCAAGTGGTAAATTATCAAATTTATTTTTCCAAAATACAGCTGGGACTAATAACAAATCTATGTTTAATTTTTTTAGATTATATGTAAGCATTCCCCTTATTTCAGATAAAATAGATATTATGCTAGAATTCAATCCTAAATAGGTGTCCTCAACAATAACTAATTCTATTGCTGCACCTTTTATCTTTTTTGAAGTTTCCAATACTTTTACTATTTCATTAATAATCAAATATCCTCTTTCTCTAAAATCTTCTAAATCAGCTTTTATAGTTCTCCATCTCACTATTTTCCCTTTACAAGAATAAGCAATACCAACCGATCTAGTAGCTAAATCAATACTCAAAACATTTATATTTTTGATATTAGAAGGAATAGAAACTTGATTTTTAGGTTGCTTCACTAATCTATTTCTTTCTTTTAATTTTAGTTCAGTTTGAATTCTCTTCATTTTCTTTCTTTGAACTATATCTATGCAGGTTCCTTTTCTAATTTGATTGAGAGTAGCCATTTGAACGTTTTTAGTTTCTATAAATTCAATATCATAGCAGTAATTAGTTTTTTCTTTAAACAGATATCTAATGACATAAAATTCTTCATCAATTTTATTTTTAAATCTTTTATCTACTATTTCATTAACATCTATTTTTTTTCCCATATTTACTCCATTTTACTTATATAATTCTTCTTCATTTTTTCTATAAATTTTATATAATCTCCTTAATTGTTCTTGAGCTTCTAGCTTTAATTTATTAAAATACCACTTATTTTTTTTTACTAAACTTAATAATTCACTAGAAGTCTCTGTGAATAAACACATATAATAAAATTCTATTATTTGCATATTTTCCTTTCTATACCAATATTTTATTTAATATATACTATATTAGTATAATTTCTTTATATTTGAATTTAGGTTACCGTTCTAATTAAGATGAATTGAAGTGTTGGATTAGTTTTTTAATAAAGTTACCCTTAAGTTACCGTTTCGGTTACCGTTCAACCTCGCATTTTATTGGAAAGGTTACCGAGTTACCGTATTTTTTTATTTTTTCTATATTATTTTAGGTATATAGTTAAATTTAATATATATACCTAAATATTTATCTGTCCTATGTTGATTTTTACGGTAACTCGGTAACACTCTCCATTTTATCGTATGTCTAGTGGTAACCTTTACAGTAACCAACAGTAACCTTTTTTATTTTATATTGGTATCATTAAATAAAAGCAGTAACCTTATCTATTTTATTATTTTAAATTTAGCTATTTTATATGTTTTTGCTTCTCCTGTAAAACTGTCTTTAATCTTCTTAACTTCACTGTTTGAGATTATAAATTCTTCCTCTATAAGTTGCTTCCTTAAAGTTTTCATATCTAGTAATTCAAGAGTAGAATTCGTTTTTCTTTTCTGCTCATCAATAGCTGTATAAAGAAGTTGAAATCTAGCCCAATGTTCATTAGGAGTTGATACATAAAAACTTTCTAAATTTTCTATCCCAGCATCTTCAACTAATTTTAAAAGTTCAATAAAATTGTCTGTTGTTGTATATTCTTTTGAAAAATCTGTATTTAAAAAATTTACAAAATTAGTTATCACAGACATATTTATGTTTAAAACTCTTGAGAGGGCTTTTAAACCCTTTAACAAACAATTTAGGTTATATAGTTGCCTTTCATCTTTTACTTTATCTAAAATCGTACTGTCAGTAGCTATAACACCATTTTCAAGTCTATCCATTAGAGCCGTTTTACCAAGTTTTTCTAAAATGTCACTATTTTTAAGTTTTTTATAAATTTCAAAATCACCTTTATTCTTCTTTGTAAGACTTGTACTTATCATTCTATTTTGAATACTCACATCACTTAATTTTGTTTCTCCTGAAATAATAAGTGGAGTACACAGATGAAACTCAGCTAATTTATTAGTTGTATTTCCCTGATTAATAATTTTGTTATCATAAACAGATCTAATAGTTGAGTATAAATCATTCATTTTCTCAAGCTGAAATTTACCAGTTATTTTAACTTCGTCTATAGCCCATGGTGTTATATTTGAGCAACTACTGAAGCTTCTTATTTGGTGATTAGATAGAGTAGATAAACTTTTTATGTTTTCTCTTCCACCAAACAATAATCTTGAAATAAATTCAACATATTCTGTTTTTCCAATACTTGTTGTTCCAGAAACTTCTAAAATAGGATAGGTCCCTTGAGTATGAAATCTCCCTAAAGCCCAACAAATTCCTAATAAAGATTGATTTACATCATTTCTCATATGAATTAAATTCTTTTCTAGCCATTCTTTATCTTCAGTTGTTAGAGCTTCTATTTCAGAAATTTTTGTAATTTTTAAATCTCTCTTATCACAAACAACATCTGAATCTTCATCATAGTATTTATCATTTCTTATTCCATAGTATTCTATTTCTTCGATATACTTTTCCTGATTTTCTTCCTTTAACCAATCTATAAATTTTGGAATTGTTGAAGGACTAGCTAAATACACTCCCATAGCTTCAGCTATCCCTTTTATAGATAAAAGATCTGATATTTTAGCCTTAAACTTTCTCTCTCTTCCATTATTTATAGCTTTACCTATTAAAAAATTTTCAGAGAAAGCATTAACTTCTACCAAAAAATTGCAAACTCTTGTAGCTTCTTCTCCACCAAAATATGTATATCCACCATCATCAATCTTAAAACTTTTAAACCCAGTTTTTATTTGAGAAGGTTTATTTAATAAATATTCATAAACTTTATCTTTTCCGTTCTTCATTAAAACTTCATTGACATCTTTCTTTTTATGAAAATAAGTTTTATAAAGTGGTATTAATAAATCTCTTAATTCATGAACTATTCTTTTTCTTGCCTCTGCTCCAGCTTCATCATCATCTGTTGCAATGATAATTTTTTGAAATTTACTAAGCCAATTTTTTTGTGCTTTAATACATTTAATATTTGTAGCTCCAGAAGGTAAAGATACAGTATTTTCTACTCCAGCTTCTAAAGCACTAAGTAAATCTATTTCACCTTCAACAATTACTAAGTATTCAAAATCTGTTATATTTTGCCAATTCAAAAGATAGTCTAAGCAACTACCTTTCTCACTCCATAGCTTTTTATCTAAACTTCTGTATTTAATACCAACAACTGTTTCTCCATTAGTAACAGGAATCATCATACTTTCATGAGTACCCATTCTATATAGTTTATTGATATTATTTTCATTTTCTATACCTCTTCTTTTTAGATAGTCAAGCCATTTCTTGTTTAATTTTTTTGAGTTATATATTAAAGAAGAAAAATCATAAATTATCTTTTCTTCTGTTTTTTCCTCAATTCCACTAATATTTAACTCTTTTTGTACTTCCGGAAATTCGCTTATATGTCCACTTTTCCCAGTAGCATGACACATATATTTTCCAGTATTTACATTTACAGAAAAACAAGGATTATCCTTTTTAACTTTTTGGCAGACTGGACAATAATCCAGTCTAGCCTCATTTCCATAATGTTTTATTTTCATAATTTCCCTCCACTAGAACGGAAATTCTTCAGGTAAATCCTCGTTCTTTTCTTCTGTTTTTTCCTCAGTATGATAATTATTTGGTCTTTCAACAGAAACAGCATTTTCAAATTTCTTTTTAAATCTTTCATATATTTCTGGATTCTTTTTATTTTGAATTTCATCAGCAGTTTTTTTACTTTGAATATCATAATATCCAATGATGTTATATCTTAAATACTCTCCATTTAAACTAACTTCTACTATCACACCAATTTTTTTATCTGCAAGTGCAGGGATAAAAATTTTGTTTGGACTTTCTATTGGAACCAGGTCCTTATTTTTTAACTTACATAAATAAGTTAATTTATTTAATTTCTTTCTAGCATATTCATTTTCAGTTCCATCAGCTTTTATAAAAAACTCTACTGGATAAAAGTATTGTTCTTCATCAGTTTTTAAAACTAATTTAAGCCCTTTAGATTGAGAACCATTCTTACCACTTATTATTAATGCTTCCTCAATAGTACAGTTATAAACTCCACTCTTATTTACAGATGTACTTTGTTCTCTTGTTTCCTCTCTTAAATCTTCCTCATTTTCTGTCCATAAATTCATCATATTTGTTTCCTCCTATCATTAATTAAAATATTCATTTGATTTTTGTATTACATAATTTAAGTCATTAGGAATTCTTAATTTATCAAACATTCCTTTAGGACTTTTACATGTATCATTGCCATTGTTTTGAGTTCTAAAATAATAAACTCTATCTTCAACTTCTGTTGCTAAAACTATAGTAAATCTACCTTCTAGACAAATCTTTTCATCTATTAATTTACCTATAGTTTTCGCTTTTTTTCTTCCATCATCTGCAATTTCTATATGTTGTAAAAAAATTATATTTATGTCTTCTCTCATAGAATTAGCTTTATTAATTAAGTTATAAAAATTTTGACCAATTTCAGTAAATTTATCAAAACCTTTTTCTTTGGCTCTTTTCATAAACTCATTAGCCATTACATATTGAGAATCATCTATAATGATATTTTTTATTTCTTTTTCCTTATCTAAAGTGCTAAGAATCTTAATAATAACTTCTGCTTTATCACTTATAAATCTATTACCTTTTGGATTTTCTTTACTTCTTAAAGGATATTTCTTTTTATATTCCTTAAATGGTAATGGCTTATCTACTGCTTGAATAATGAAAGTTTCTTTTTCATTTAAATTCTCAATACTTGTTGATTTACCTGTTCCACTTTCTCCAATAATCATTATCATATTTGCCATATTTCTCACTTCCTAATTAATAAAATTAACTTTCCTATAAGTTTTTTAGTTGCTTCTATGTCTTCTAAACTGTCATGAGCTGCAAATTCAATTCCAAAATGTTTGCACCAAGTTTCAAGTTTATTATTTTCTAAAACTGGTAATACTTCAGCTATTTGTAATAATCTAATTGAGTATAAAGGATCTAACATAGAAGAATCTAAATAACTAAATAAGAAATTATTACCATGTCTTTGAAAAAAAGCTTTCAATATGTCAACATCAAACCTTACATTGTATCCAGCAACTATAAATTTATCTGTTCTGTCATACTTATCAACATATTTATCAAGAATGTCTATAAATTGTTTATAAACTTCTTTTTCTTCTATATATTTATCTGTTTTCAATTCTTCTAATGTTCTTCCTTGAACTTCCAAAGCTTTTTCATTTACTTCTGAATTTTCAAAAGGTTTTATGTAAAAATTAAATTTTTCTACATCTTTTTTATCAATTCTTATTATTCCTGAAAGTTGTATTAGTGCAGATTTTTCTGGATTAACTCCACCTGTTTCTGTATCTATAAAAATTATCTTATTCATTTATCCCCCTTACTTTATATTTAAACTATTCTTTTCTACTATATTTGCACCTTGAACATTTTCTCCAGCTTCAATAGCTTTTTTAATTTCAGTTTTTGAGATTTTTTCTTTTGTTTCTATTTCAATAAACTTCTTATCTATTAAGCTTTCATCATAAATATTTACAGATTTTGATTTTCTTAAACTTAAATTTCCAAGTTCAGTTTCTATCTTAGTAATTCCCATCATTTCCATATTTCTAACTATATATTCTTTTCTACTATTTATTTGATTAGAAACAGATTTTTTTAAAGCTTGAAGTCTTTTTATTTCTTCATCAATTCCATTTAACATTGCCTCAGAGTTTTTAAAAGATTTGATTATTCCTGCTCCTTTTGTTTGTAATTGCAATTTTAGTTCTTGTTCTAAAATATCAATCACACCATCATCTTTTACTTCTCCAGTTTCTTCATCTATACAACTTAAAAACAATTCATCTAAAGCTCTCATTTCACTTGTTATTTCATATAATTTCATTATTCTTCCTCCCATTCTAAATCGTTATAGGCATATCTAACTGCTCTATCTATAATTTCTTGTCTTGATAAACCACTTTCTTCAGCCATTTCATCTACATATTCAAGAGTAGAATTTCTAACTCTTATAACTTCTGTAGTTCTTCCACTTACTCTTATTTCTTTTTTCTTTGGTAATGTAAACATGTTCTTCCTCCATTTTTACAAAAGTATCATTGGCATAACTATATAAGTTATGTTGCAATTACTGAATTTAATAGCACTATTAGATGTACTTAAATTTATATTAAAAAATTCATTTTTTATGTATTTTAGCCATAAATCAATGTATTTAACATTTAAGTTAAATTTAACATCTAATTTATCTTTGTTATATTCAAACAGATTGTCTAGTATTAATTTTGAGTCCTCATTTGGATAAGCTTCAACTCTTACTTTGTTATCTTTAAAAATAAAATATTTTCTTGTATCAAATTTTGTTAGTTTTAGCATTTTCCAAACTATATCTGTTGCACCTTTATTTATAAACTTAGCCTTTAAAGATGTTGTATATTCATAGCTTTCAATAACTTTTTTTATATTTAATGCTTTTTTGTTCAGAGCTTCATATTCTGTTATTTCAGTTCCTATTTGAATAGCTAATTTACCATTATTTAATATTGCTATTGTTTCTGCTTTAAAAAATTCATTTAATAAAGTTATGGAGTACAGGTTTGCCGTATCTATACCTTTTCTTTCTTTATCAGTATCTTCTACTGCAAACAATCTATATGTATCTGTAAACCCTATATATTTTCCAGATACTATTATTCCTTTCATAGTTTCATTTTTAGCCATTTCTTTAAACTTTAATAAATCTTTTATATCTTCTTTATCAAAAGCTAAAACAATTTTATTTCTATTCAAAGATAAATATTCTCTTATATTCAACCTTTTTTCTCCTTTCTTATTTCTGCCAACTTAATTTTAATCTTAGCTATATTCAATCCTGTCTTAGTTAACTCAGGAACAGAACTGATTAATCTACATTGATTAAGAACTTTTAATTCGTTTCTAGTTACACAAATTAAATTTTCAATACTTAAATTGTTTTTATCACCATCTGCAAAGATAATCACAGAGTCTTTTGGAATCTTCTTCTTGTGATGTTGTTCCCATACAACTCTATGTTTCAGAGCCCATCTCTTCCACATACTACCTTCATTAGAAACTTTTATGAGAGTGTAACCATCAGCATCAACTCTTTCACTTCCAACAGGTCTCCAATTTTTAGGCTTGTGCCCTTTTTTAAAAGAAGTTCTGTTAGCTCCCATATACCCTTTCTTTCCTTTATTCCAAGGAATATAGTTTTTTTTAAATCGTCCTAGAGTTCCAGTATTAATCTTTTTTCGGCTTAGTAAACTACTTAATTTGTCAACTGTCATGCCTAAATCATATTTTTTATTAAATATTTCAGCTATTTCCTTATAGGTTTTTCCAGGAGCAATTTCCCTTAAAAAATCTATAATATCATCTGTATATTTTCTTTTCATTTTTTAACCTTCCAACATCTTTGGTAGCTTATTATCAGCATTTAACATATCATCTTTAAATTTTGCAGCTCTCAAAGCTAAATCTCCATTACTTATAATTACATTTGCTATCTTTATCATGGATTCGCTTCTAGCTATTTCTTTTTCAAGTTCTTCAGATGATATATTCTCTTTGCTTAAATTATTCAACTGTTCAAATAGCTTTGTATTCAAATCAGATAGTGTATTCATTCTTTTCTCTCCTTCCAATCCATTTCTTCTGCCTCTTTTTTCTCTTTATAGAGTTTAATGGTCATAGCCTTAGCACTATAATTTCTCATACCAATAACTTTTTCCCTACTTCTCTTTTTATATGCGGCATCTGCTTTGCTTTTATCTCTCCAGTATTGCTTTTCACAAGCAGCAGAACAGTATTTAACTCTTTTATCTTTAATATCAATAACATAAACATGAGCTCCACAATGAGCACAGACAAATTCACGAGGACAATCAACATTCTTATAAAACTGATTAACTCTTATTTTCATTATTTTTCACCTTATCTTTTTCCAAATCTTCTAAAATAGTAGTCCAAATCTTACCATCACAACTTATAAAACTTCTTAAACATATAAATTTAGTACCTTTATGTATTTCTATATGCTTAAATTCATAATCTAATTTTATTCTGTAATCTCCCACAGCTTCATTTAGCTTTAAAGTATAGATATGTTTAAGTATTTCGGCATTACCTTCTACATCTCTACTGTCCCTAAAATATACTGTAACTTCTTTGTTATCTATCCAAATTCTGTCTGCCTCTTCTTGCATAACTTCCAGTATCTTATCTATAAATTTTGTTTTTAACATCTGTACCAACTCCTTAATCTCCAACATATTCATGATTAAACTTTCTAAAAAGTTTAGGTTCATCTGCTACTATTTCAGGAACTTTTAAATCTGTAAAATGTAGATAAGTTAGATAACAATCATAATCAGTTACATCTATAACAAAATCCTTTCCCTTTATCACTAATTCTACATTTATTTCATCACTACCTTCTTTATAATTGGCAGATGAAGCTAATTTATAAAATTTTTCTTTTCCTATATTATATTTTCCAGTAACAAATACATCTGTCACATCTTCCCAAGTTCTGTCATTCTTTTCTAAAAGATTAATTGTTTCTATCCATAAATTTTTATTATCTGGCATAAATTCCTCCTTGATATTTTCTTTAATTTAGTGTAAAATCAAGGGTAAGTAAGGGTTTACCTACCCTATTTTTTGTTAACATCTGATTTGGTTTGGTTGCCTGGTTCAGATGTTTTTATTTTATTTATAACTAATATTGCTGCTAAAACTATTGCTAATTTCTTCATAACTCTTCTCCCTTGTGCTTCTCAAACCATTCAGGAAGTTTTTCTTTGATTACTAAGTGTTTAACTCCTATTTTTATACAAGGAAAATCAGAATATTCTCTTGCTATTTGTTTTAATTTTGCAATACCGATATTTGTCAATTTAGCTGTTTCTGGCATTGTTAACATCATCTTTTCTTCCATAACTCCTCCTTACACACATTCCATTAAAATATCAAAAGGTCTATTTATACAGAACCATAGAGTTTTCAGTAACCATTTCACTTTGTATTTAATTACATCTTTTAAAGATGCCCTTGCAAAATTTTCATCTTTATTTTCCATTTTTTGCCTCCATTTTTTGATACGCTTCCATTATTGCTACTACATCTTTTAATTTTGCAGTAGCAGGAAATGGTATTATTTTTATTAATCTTAAAAATTCATTTCTATGTATTCCCATTTTCATATCCTCCTTTAATGCTTCATTCCTTTATAAAGTTTTTCTAAATTTTGTAATGCTGCATCTTTCATTTCATGTTTACTAACTTCTAAAATATCTTTGATATTTGAGTACCAAATTTCAGCTATTTTCTTATCAGAATAGTGGCTGTAGTTAATTCCTAATAAGTCCATTTGTGGTTTCCCTCCCAATGCGACTAAACAAAATATTATCTTTGCTTCATGATTTTTAAAATATAAATCTTCCATTAATTTCACTCCTTTTAAAAAATATCTTTAGCTATCACCTTTATTCTTTTTGCCGCTTTGTAGGCTTCCTCTAAATCTTTAAAATCAAGAGACACAAAAGGTCTTCCAAATAGAATTGGGAAATCATAGCAAAAACAAATGTCTATGTCGGATTTAAAATTAACACTAATCACTACATTTTCAGAAGTAAAGACATTCAAATAACCTATTTCAGATAAATCTTTAGCAGTTAAAGTATCATATGTTTCATGACCTTCACAAGCAATTCTGTAATCAAGATCTAAATCCTTTACTCTTTTAATAAATTTTTTTATCTTCTCAATTTTTAATTTGTCCACGATTCCTCCCTTTATTTGCTTAAAAATACATTGATGAAATATTGTTGCCCTTTACCAGTAACCTTTGGTGTCTTACTTATTCTTATAGAACCATCAGGATTAAGTACTGTTCTTTCTTTTATTTCAAATAATCCCATATCCATTGATTTTTGAGTCGGCATATTATAGCTTTCACCTTTTTGTTTGATTAAGAACCCATTTTCTCTCAGATAGTTAAACAATCTTTTTTGACCTGTATCGACTCCGTTCTGCTTAATCAATTTTGCTAGGTCACCAATCAATATAGAAGATTGAGATGTAGCTACTGCATCAGCAAATATTACTTTTGGCTTATCTTCTTTCACTTTATTTTCAAGAACTTCAATTTTCTTTGCATAGTCTTCTATCATATGTGATTGAATTTGATTAGCTCTTGCTAATATCATTTCTGGACTATTCCAAGCCTCTTCACACTTAATAAAATATTGTCTAGCAAGTTTTCCTTTTTCATTTCTTTGAAGCATTGAAATTTCTTTTGCCATATTCAATGTCATTAGATGGTCTTGTACTACCTTAACTCCTGAAATCCCACCACTTTCACTTTTTTGTGAAACTGGGATAAAATCAGTATTTTCAACAAATCCATATTCGACCATTCTCTCAAACCATTGAGTATATGGAGTTTTTATCTCCAAGAACTTATGTAACTCTCTTCCACTTACTAATTGTTGCCTGTCTTTTACTTCAATTTTAATTAACTCATTCATTTAATCGCTCTCCTTCTTTATGCATCCTTTATTCCTAAAAATTTCAACATTTTTTTCTTAACATCTCCGCCATTTCTGTTGCCACGAATAATATCAGAGCAGTAACTAGGTTTTATTCCAAGTAGTTTTGATAATTCTGCTTGGGTAATACCTTTTTCTCTTAATACTCTTTTTACTTCCATTTCAAAATCCAATCTTGTCATATTTACCTCCTTTTTTAAAAATATGCTAATCAAATATTGACATTAAATGTAAAATATGCTAATATTTAAGCATAATAAAAACAACATATGTTAAATGCTTATCGGGTCATTAATTATGGTGTTTTTAACTAATTTTATCTATTTGTATATTATTTGATTAATTAGCTTATAAGCTATTATATAGTTAAATTAGCTAATTGTCAAGAAAAAATTTTTAAATTTTTTAATATGCAAAAAACCTTTAATTTTTAGGAGGATTTTATGAACATGTTAGAAATTATTAAAGATTTATGCATTCAAAAAGGAATAACTATCGCCGAATTAGAAAGAAGAGCTGATTTGGGTAACGGGACAATTAGAAGATGGGGAGATACCTATCCATCAGTAGATAAAGTAGCAAGAGTTGCTGCTATTCTAAATACGACTATTGAGTATTTATACACTGGTGAAATTAAAAATGTTCCTAATGCAGCAGCTAGAAAAATGGAAGCGTTGGATGATTCTGAAGTAAAAGCCGTAAATGATTTAATTGATTTTTATTTATCTAAAAAAAGATAGGAGGAATCTATTTGACTAGTTATAAAAGAGCTTACGATTTAGCCTCTGAATTTTTAGAGAATTTAGATGTAAAAAAATACTGGAGAGAACCTAAAAAACTTTTTAAAGTAATGGGTTGGGAACTGATAGAATACAGCATATGGGATAATGCAAATTTAAGTATGGAAGCCTATTGTTCTTACCAAGATAATAAATTTTTTATTCTTTATTGTAAAGAAAATTATAAGCCTAGAATTACATTTAATTTTCATCATGAAGCGGGACATATTATAGGAGCTCACCCTATTCTTTATGGAGATAATTTATGCAAAAGTTCCATTGCAACTGAAAAAAGATATTTAGAAACTGAAGCTACTATAATTGGTAGAAATGTATTTTTACCAGCAAGAATTATAGATTATATTATTAAAAATTTCAAAGGAGATATTTTAACTATAAAGAGATATTTTGTTGAAACCTATAATGTAAGTTGGGAGTATATTAATGCTAGATTTGAAATATTAAACGAAGATTTGAAATATATGAATTATCCTAAATGGTTTTATAGTGAAGAAACTAAGGAATATGGTTATTTTTTTGACTGGTATTTAAAAAGCCAATATAAACCTTTTATTGAGAGATATAAGGAAGCTTATAAAATATCTCCTAGAAGATTAATGGGAAAATATTCCTTAGAGATTCCACTTTCTGAGTTTGTATTTGAATGTACTGGAGCTTATAATATAAGAGAAAGTGATATGGAAATTGAATTTGAATATACTGGTGTTTGTGAAGATTTAGAGAAATATAATATCTCACTTTCTAATAAAAAAGCCATAATTAAGGTGTATGAGTATCCAGAAAACGAAGTAAATCAAGTTACAGATATAGAATTAATAGATAAATAATTAGGAGGTTTAACAATGTTTGATAAAGTTTTAAATGATTTAAAATATTCTTCAAAAGAAGAATTAAATAAAAAATTGGCAAAGGAAGATGAAGTCCCTGTATTAGTCTTTCAAGAAATGTGTAAATTTCTAAAATTAGATAGTGAAAAAATAGAATGTATTCAGGATAAATTTTCTAATTCTAATTTTTATGCTAATGCAGTCAGTTGGTTTAATGACAAGGATAAAATAAAAGATAAAAAAATATTCTTAGAAAATGGTAAGAAAATAACTTATGATTCTGATATATTGAATGAGTTAACATTATGTTTTATAAAATATAATGCAGATCCTGTTGTAGATGAACAAGAAGTAAAAAACTTTTTAAGAGGATTTATTTTTAATGCTATTTTAAACTTAACTAAAGCCTTTTAATAATGTAAAATAAAAAAATACCCCAGCAGTGATATTCGCAATATCACTATAATGGCTAAAAAATAAACTGTATATTCTAATGAGAGGTGAGTAAATGGAAGAACTAGAATTATATAATCAAAAAACTTTTGAAGATTTAAAAAATATTAATGAATATGGTGTGGAATTTTGGTATGCAAGAGATTTAATGACTGCACTAGGATATGTAAAGTGGGGAAATTTTGTTAATGTTATTAATAAAGCTAAGTCATCTGCTGAAACTAGTAATATAAATATATTTGAACACTTTGCCGACGTCGGGAGGGTGTTAAAAGTTGGGAATGGTGCTAAGATGGAAGTCACTGATATTATGTTATCAAGATATGCTTGTTATTTAATAGTCCAAAATGGAGACCCAAGAAAAAAGATGATAGCCCTAGGACAACAATATTTCGCTATACAAACTAGAAAACAAGAATTGAGTGAAGAAAAAGCACCTAAAGATTTAACAGAAGAAGAAAAAAGATTACTTTTGAGAGGACATGTAAAGGGATTTAATAAAAAATTAGCTAGTGCAGCTAAAGAATGTGGTGTTGACAATTATGGAAAATTTAATAATGCTGGATATATGGGACTGTATGGTGGAGAAACAGCACAAGCTATAAAAGTTAGAAAAAAGCTAAAGAAAAATGATAACATTTTAGATTTTATGGGATCAACAGAATTAGCTGCAAACTTTTTTAGAATAACACAAACAGAGGAAAGATTGAAAAAGGGTGACATAACTACTCAATCAGCAGCAGATTTAACTCATTTTGAGATTGGAAAAAAAGTTAGGGCAACAATGAAAGAAATAAGTGGAACAGTTCCTGAAAAACTTCCTACACCAGAAAAAAGCATAAAAGAAATAGAAAAAGAAAAGAAAAAACTAGATAATAAATCTAAAAAAGCAATTAAGAAATAACAAAAAAAGCCTCTCAGTTGTTGGTAGCAACTAAAAGGCTCAAGAGTGTGGTACTCTTCTATATCATCTGTTTAGATTATATCACACTCAATTTTATTATGCAAATTGAAAGGAGTGTGATATAGTGGCTAAAAAATCGAACGGTGAAGGTAGTATTATAACCACAACTCTTAACGGTAAACCATATTATAAAGGCTCTGTTACTGTTGGATATGATGGTAATGGTAAACAAATTAAAAAGAGTTTTGGTAGTTATAAAAAGTCTATTGTCTTAAATAAAATGGATAAAGCTAAATATGAAGCAAAAAATAATATGTCTTCTAATTCTAATATAACTTTTGGAAATCTATTTAAAGATTGGATATTTAATTTTAAAAAAATGGACGTTAGTGATAACACTTTTAGCGTCTATGAGACTACTTACAGATTAAGACTTAAAGATTATAATATAGCTAATAAAAGAGCTAATCAAATAACCTTGAACGATTTACAGCAATATTTCAATGAGTTACAAGAAAAGTTTACAGCAGGTCAAATCAAGAGAACATATATACATATCCATTCTTGTATAAAATTTGCCATCTTTCAAGGTATTATGGTTAGAGATTATTGTGGAGGTATAATTTTACAAAAAGAAAAGAAAAAAGAAAAATATAATGTCTTTTCTAAGCAGGAGCAAAATTTAATTTTAGATAGTTTAAATAAAAAAGATATAATTGATTGTTTGATATATTTTACTTTTTACACTGGATTAAGATTAGGTGAGGTCTTAGCATTAAAATGGTCTGATATAAAAGACAATATGTTGAGTGTTGAAAGACAATATGGTAAAAGAGTTCATGTTGTGGACGTAGGAAAAAACATTTTAACCTATGAATTTAAAGATTTAAAAACTAAAAATAGTAAAAGGGAAATACCATTACCTAGTAAAGTTTTAGATTTATTAAAAACATTACCTAAAGATTATGATTTGATTTTTACACTTGATGGAAAACCATTTAATAGAAAAAAACCTCAACGTAGGATGATATCTTTATGTAAAAAATTAAAAATAGATTATAGGAGTTTCCATAGTATTAGACATAGTTATGCTACGAGACTATTTGAATTAGATATACCAATTAAAACCGTACAATCTCTAATGGGACATAGCGATATGTCTACTACAATGGATATTTACACTCACGTAATGAAAGACAAAAAATTAGAAATATTAGATAAACTTGATAATCTATAA